TGGCTCTTGAACCGATCCATTACCTTAGCCGTAACTGGTTTCTGACGACCCTCTACGGTAAAGATATTGTCCGGAGAAAGAACATTCGGAACACCATCACCTGCATCACCCTTGATAACTTTCTCAAGGAGGAAGTCTGGTTCTGGCTTGGCCACGAACTTCTTCATCAATGGATTCCACTGACGGACATTCTTGAACTTATGCAGTTGCTTGAAGTCACCATCACTCGATACAATCAGGATCGGAGCAGGATCAGATACCAATCCCTGCTGAACTGTGTCATTCTCCGTAAGATACTTGGTCAGAACAGCCACAATGTCATCACCCTCTGCCTCATCGACCTTGATAGCTCGGTATGGAAATATCGTACGTAGTTCTCCGAGCAACTCAGAGGCGAACGAAAAGATCGTATTCCAATCAGTATTGGACTTCTCGCGCGAACCCTTGCGCGATGCCTTGTAGTATGGGAAATACCCACGACGCCAGTTCTTTCCACCATCAGCGCAGAGAATTACCTCACCATACTTGGCTGAGTAGTCGGTCTTATACTTCAACAGACTAGACAGGGTGGCATGACGAATGATGTCAATTGCTTTCTTGGTGTCCTTGCCTTTATCCATATCAGAACCGAAGGCAAGACAACTGGAAATCACTAGCTGACTATAATCAATAAGGATTGCCATATTCTTTCACTTAAAAGTAGCGAGGAGGAGGGTGTCGGCATTAATCCGACCATTCGGTACAACAGGCTTTGCAGTCAGTGCCTTCATAAACTGGCCATACACACGCTTACCCTTATCAGTAATACTAGACAGAGTCTCTGGCTTACGTACAGTCTTCTGAGTAGACTTCTCCATATCGAAATTCATAATCGTCGTACCCTTGACGGTCAGAGTCATACCATCAAGAGCCTTGTAGACTTGCATCCGACGAGTCTTAGTATTGAAGCAATACAACTCATCAGCTCCGACAATCGAGGTAGGGCTGACTGACTTCAGACTAAGATCATCATTGGTAGCTGCGAACTTCATCTTCGCCACGATCACACCGACTGGCTTTGCCTTCGGAGTACGAGTCTTGCGAACCACGACCTTCTTCAGCTGGGTCAGACGTTCGGTCAGGGTTTCGTATGCAGCCAGCAACTTCTTCAGCTCGGTCTTCTTGAAGTTGCTGTAGCCTTCGACCAGATACTCATCGGTACCAGCCACTGCCTCGCGCAACTCGAGCAAGGTACGCTGGATCTTCAGAGCGACCTTGTTAGCCACAGGAGTCGTCAGAGGAGTCTTCATCAGGCGATCGATGTCAGGAATCGCCTTGCGATCCATCACGAACTCATCAAGGATGCCATTGAAGTCAGCAACGAACTCCTTGGCTTTATCTTCCATTAGATCCTGAACGCTGACCTTCTTTACAGCAACTTCCACAACATCTGGCTTCGACAGATTCTTGATACGGTCGAATTCATTGTTGAGGAAATCCAGCTCTTTGTCTTCAAGAGCATTACCCAGAGTCAGCATACGGCACAGGGTGCCAGCAGTACGGAACTCACGTTCGTGGATCTGGCTCGTAGGGAACTTTGCTTCCTTCTTGAAGTAAGACAGGAACCATGCCTTCTTCTGCGCGTTGTTAAACTCCGCGTTGTAGTAGTTCAGAGCATGCATCAGACTAGCCTGGTACCGAAGATTGTTGATCTCTGGTTCGCCAGTCTTCTTCATCAACTTCTCAACAAGAGCCAGACGTTTCGCGGTAGTAGCCATTTCTATTCCTTTTCAATTCGATAAGTTATTATACCGCGAAACTGAATAAAAGTAAATCATCCGCGGAATGTTCCTTCTGCTTCTTCATGCAAGAGGTTAGCAGAAGGACGAAACTGATAAGCACCAATTGGTAGTTTCTTGTTGAAGTTATATGTTCCAGTTGCATTTACGGTCAAGACTTTCGCATACGAACCACGATGGCTCACGAAGCGATTGATCTCTGGGACGTAGTAATATTTACTGGAGCTGATATCAATCTTTTGACCAGAATGTCGAACCGTAGTGACTAGGTAGCAAAGAGGGCGACCAGTGACTCCGCTAATAGCGAGTTCAACAGGAGAGGTAGAGAAGCTGACTACGGACATGATATTTCTTTCAAAGTAGGTAGGAAAACACGCGCATGATCTCTCGTTTAAGATCATAGGGACTCTTGAACGTCTTCTTGTTGAACTTCATATAGTTCGGGCTGTAGATTGAGATGAAATTTTCCTTGGGTAGTTCAAAGAAGTAGACGTGTCCTCGTGGCTCCATCAACTTCTCATATACGTAGGGAACGCCCATAAAGAACAGGGTATCCTTAATTTCTTCTCGCGTCTCGGGTGGATTCCACGCCATCAGATTTCCTTTCAAGTAATATATTATACCTGAATTCTGAATAAAAGTAAAAACTATTAGGTGTTGAGAAACTCCATTAGAGATGCGTCAGATTTTTCTTTCTGTTTTACGCGACCATTAGTTAAATCCCAACAGAAAACACAAATCCCGCGAATCTGATTATCATGTTTTCGTTTGCTCTTTGATTCCAGATATGACTCTCCGATAAGTAATTTTTCGTAACAACATTTGCAGTTGAATGTAGTTTGTTCTCTTTTACCTAAAATTGTCTGAGTAAATGTGTTCTCAGGAACTTTTCTAGTTACCCTTGAGATGGTATTACTTCTCTTACGCATATCTGGAATACCTTCGTTAGACGAACTGAGCGAAGTTAGGAGGCAACCATCCGTCTGGCTTAAGAATCTTGCCATCAGGGCGACGTTTGACTACGCCAGTCTCCGGATCGATCTTGCTCAAGTTGCTCTGGGCACCTTCTGCCCACATTGCTGGCATATCCCAACCACGAGACATTGCGTAGCCAATAGCGACCCAGCAGAGATCAAAAATAGCATCTGCTGTCTCGGTATCATCTTCAGCACTCAATGCTTCCTGTAGCTCGGTATATTCTTCCAGGATCAACTTGCGATACAGCAATGCCTGTGTTCCATTATCATGAGCAACTGTCTGACCAACTGCGATCATAAAGTACTCGACATCTTCAATAACTGTGCTCATCAAATTGCTTTCGTTGTTTCAAATACTTGGTTGTAAACTGCCTCGAACTCATTCTGTTCTTCGACAGTGGTGAAGAAATTCTGCTTGTGATAAACTCGTGCCATCTTACGCAGGATCTTCTTATCGATCTCATAGTTATCAGCGAAGTCCTTGATGGCTTCCCTCTGAAGAGTACGTTCTGCTTCTCCACGAAACATCGACGAACTCATCTCAACACAGAAGTCCTTGAGAGCCTTCTTACCAACTTCATCCAAAGAATTCACATTCATCACACCACCTCCATAGTCTTAATCGAATTGGGTCGAACCGAACGCCACTGTTCGAGGTCAACATCAAACACAGGAACAGCAGTAGTTGCTTCCTCAATAACAGTTTCCTTCTTAGGCGCAGCCTCGGATGGAATCTTCTCACTCATACGCGTACAGACCATCTTGCGCATCGTACCATCTACTTTCTCAAATTCAATTGAGTAGACATTGGTAGACATAGCCGTAGCAAATTCAATAGCATTCATTTCAAATCCTTCAGAGAGTTAGCAGTCAATTTATCATCACGAACTTCATCAAAGATCGGCAGGAACAAAGACTTGGTAGTCGATGTCTTATTGCTGATCAGTGCATTATACTTGCATTTCACAATTTTCCCAAAATAATAATCAAATGGTTTCTGACGATCCACTTCCGTGAACCCAGACCCAACATCAAACTGCACCAGACCATCTGCGGTCTTACAGGTCAAAGAACCGACCCATCCTGGCACCTTCGTGTGTTCCGTAACACCAATTACTTCTGCATCGATATCCTTTTCTTCTTTGAGTTTAATCATCTTCTTACTACGACGATCCTCCCAAGGCATATCAGCGAACTTTAGAATCGCGCCTTCCTCGCCGCGCTCGAGCATTTCCGAATAGAACACTTCGGCTTCCTGAAGCGTAGAAACGATTCGAGATTGAACCAGATGAACAATGCCAGGAGTCATCAGCGACTGTGCATCGATCAACTTACTGAGACGTTCTTTGTAAGGAACCGTGCTCTTACCTGCATTGAAGTCTGCCAGTGGAATCATATCCCACACAACATAACGGAAACGCGATGCTTCTTTCTGGTTAATCGTACCACGAACTGCCTTGGTAAAGAATCCATTACCTGTCTTACGATCCTCTACGCCAGTATCTGTCATAACGACCAACTCGCCATCAAACACATAGCCAGGGAACTTACTCAGAACAGTGTCAAAGAATCCATAAAGCAGCAATTCCTTGCCATTACGCGAACGAATGTTTACTGAACCATCGAAGTTAACAGTAGCCATCGCTCGACCACCATCCATCTTTGTCTGGACGATATAGCCATATTTGTTCGGAACAACTGATGCAGCTGCCTTCTCATCCATCTTCGATGCCAACATACAAGGCATCTCTGGAATCAGACCTGGCCAAACTTTGTTACAGATGGCAGTACCGACATTGCACTCCAGATCCCGATTGATGATCCTATGGAGGATTGCTCGGTCTTTCTTGGTCAGGCTAGTCAAAACACCTGCCAGATAATCTCGAGCAGCATGCCCTGTTACCTTACGCCCAGCCAGCTGGTCAAAGACAGAATTTAGCAACTCAAATGTAATTTCTTCCTCTCCGCCAGGAACATCTTCCCAGATAGCCTTATCTACTTTGATGTAGTAATTGTAGAACGGATTCTCCGTCATACTGAATGCTGCCTTCAGGACTTCGTTGTCCTTGTTGGCTTCGAGGATCTGCTGCTTGTTGATCGTTGAAGGATGAACCTTCAGGGCAGAGATAATGCTAAAGAGTTCACTCATATTCACTCCGGCTGGATTAACAAATCTTCGATGTATTCATTATCATTCAGACTACCATTAAATGCTTGAAGAATGAAACCATGGAGAACCTTCGAAGTGTAGTCGATGGTTTCTCCTGTCGGCAACTCATCGTCCAGTTCCATTGTAAATGATACGTTGAATCTTTTCATAATATATTTCTCAGTAAATCACCACTTCGTTGTCTTCCTCTTCCACGCGGTCGACCCAGGTTGTAGAATCCCATTCAGGATCCCAGACCGATACTTCCTTGTCCTGGTCCATACCACGCAACACTTCAATCAATTCTGAAACAGTCATAATATACTCCGATTAGAAAGGGACGTCTTCGAACACTTCGATGTCAACTGGTTCACCTTCGTAGGCGTATGGATCAGCAGCGACCCAAGACTCGAGGTCTTCGTCGAGCAGTTCCGAGTAGAACGTACCACCACGAACATACTGGTACTCAACTTCTTCTAGGATCGTCTGGATTTCTTCAGCGGAGTAACCCTGGCTCATCAGATAATCAGTCATTTTTCTTTCCTTCACGTTTCAATAATTTATTATACCGCTAACCTGAATAAAAGTAAACTACTACTCAGCAGCAATGAAAGAAACGATCTTCGCTGATGAACCGCAGATCGCTTTCCACGACCTTGTAGGTCAGGGTCACCACTTCATACTCTTCTTCGATATCCACTTCCCACTCGCCGAACTGATTCTTATAGATGTTCGTAGCGTCAGGGTGGTTTTTCTTCAGAGTGGAGTAGACTTCGGTTCGGGTCATTTTACTTTCCTTTTCAATTCGATAAGTTATTATACCTCGAAATTGAATAAAAGTAAATCACTTCCGACGCATTAGCCTTTGGTTCAGGACGAAATTTTCCACTACAAGGTGGGTGCAGGCTGAAAGTAGCATTAATTCCCTCTCGATGGGGGATTCTACGTCAATTACCTTATCTAAGACCGAATTCGCAATAAATCGATATGCTTCCTCATCACTGATAGGCAACATTCCAAAGTCCGTTGGATCGGTCTTTTCCATCTCCAATGCCATCTCTACGACAGCATCAACCAAACTCTTACGATTCGTCATCTAGATTTTTCCTGCGCCATACTTCAACTGATAGGTTTCCGAACTCTTCAAGCAGATCTTTGTTGGACCAGGTACGTAGGTCTTCCATGACTGGCCAGCCTAGGTCCACATTTAATTTGTGGACCTGTTCTATTAGGAAATCTCTTATCCCCATTTCGCCTCGCACTTGATAAGTTTACGATGCTGGATGAATCCACGAAGGTTGCCAGACCAGTAGTTCTTGTCACGATCCATATGCGTAATGCCTTCTTCCCAGATGGTTGGATTCATATCCTGTGAATATAGTCCAGCATTCTTGATTTTCATTGGAGTCGCCTGATGCTCAATAGGAGATGCATGGATTGGTTCGGATTCAATCAATCGAGCGAAGATGTCCTTGGCTTTCTCCAGCGAATCATCATTCCTACGGTAGGATACTTGGGCGCAGCAGCTGGACGATACCTTGATTGCATCTTCTTTACTCAACTTCTCGCCATTGGAATCCAGATACTGAAGAACTCCATCGATATCACGGAAGCGATGAACATATGGAGTATGCCATTCGCCAGAAACAATCAACATAGATTCTGACTGCTTAAGACACTTAACAATACAATCTGCTAGTTCGTAGAACTCTGGTTGCGCATCTGCGTGATGGCGAAGCCAGATCAGGTTAGCCCACTCGGTTCCAGAGATGACAGTTTTCATCATCTGGAATGGCTCAGTGATTCTGTTGGCGATCTGCTTGTGTAGTCCCATATCACTCATAACAGTGGAATGGCTCAGCATAGAATCCCTGGCTGCATTCCACACACCCTCAGCACCCAGCTTCACGAGATCATCTACTTCTTCTTTGGCACTCATCCCTGGTTGATTCTTTCCCCAATGTACTGGCATTGCAGTCTTTTCCGTAATAGTCTCGTGCATTTTCTTAATAGGAATTGCTCTTGAACTAGCGGCATTCTTACTCAACATCCGATGCGTCATCAACTCTGCGTGGATGAATCGTGGATATTCCAGTTCCATAGTTACCATCCGACTACCAGCAGTCATTGAATCTGCAATAACTGTACAAGAGATATTATTCTTACCGTCAATTCTTAACATTTAACTTCCTAATTAAAAATCATTCGTAAAAGACCGATAGTATCAATCGAGACTAGGAGCATGTAATTCGCGAGCATGCCAAAAGAGCGGCGAGTATAGGCTGCCCAAGCGTACATAGAGCAACCAAGAATCCAAAGAGGATACAAAGACTGAAGAGGTGGATCGGGTACTGTGATAGCCATTGTAAAAGCGCACCCAACGCTAATAACCCAAGCAGCCAACTCAACCGAAAAACGAAAATTATTTGATCTATAATCATATTTTATCCAGATAATCATCGTAGAGATGATATTATTCATCGCAAGCTCCATAAAACACTAAATAAGTGGTACTCGCGGAATTCCCGTTCCCAGTACCTCTAGACATTTCAACAACAGTAAGGAACCATTATGTCCAGCTCACTTATTTACTACGTTTATGCCTACGTCAGAAAATCTGACGGCACACCCTACTACATTGGTAAGGGTAAAGGCAATAGAGCCTTTGACAAACACGGCAAAACACCAGTCCCAAAAGACAAAACCAAAATCATTTTCTTAGAGACCAATTTATCAGAACTTGGAGCATTTGCTCTGGAGAGAAGATATATTAACTGGTATGGCAGAAAAGATAATAGCACTGGAATTCTTCTCAATAGAACTGATGGTGGAGAGGGATCCTCTGGTCATATTTGTTCAGAAGAGTCCATACAGAAAATGTGTGTTCCTAAATCAGAAAAGCATAAACAGAATATGTCAATAGCACACACTGGTAAATCTTTATCAGAAGAGCATAAACAGAATCTGCGAAAGCCTAAGTCAGAAAATCATAAACAGAATATGCGTGGACCTAGACCAATAGTAACTTGCCCACATTGCGGAAAGACTGGTGGCGGTAATAATATGCCGAGGTATCATTTTGACAAGTGTAAATTCAATCCCAGAGTCCACGATAGTATTTACCAAATAACTTGAACCCATTGTCAATTCGGTCTGAATAAACCTTAGCACCTTCCGCATCATACTTATGTGTATGGTTTGGACCATGCAACATCTGCAAGCACTTTTCCGTCTTGCCAGTAAGTGGATTTGGATACTCAGTTTCTGATTCTTTCCACTGCCAGTCATGCTCGCCAGAGTGGAACTGCTTCTCCCAATCAGTATCTGGGTGATGTTGCTCAAATGCCCAGATCATCTCATCTAGAACCCACTCCCAACGAAGGTGATGATTTCCATCGGTATCCCACTCTTCCTCTTTCGGAGGCGCAGAAGTTGAACGAAGATTCTCCGGAACATCTGCGTCATCAACATAAGGCGAGCCATGTTTGGATGCCTGTAGTTGCTTCAGCATTGGAAGGATGATATAGGCAAGAGTACCATCCATATTCCAGGTATCATACTTATCAATACGTACTTCTATCTTGCGCTTCTTCTTGGAATCTACCCAAGTAAGAAACTTGCACAGTGAATTAGACTGGATGTCTTCTACTAGAATACCCTTAAGAGATTTAACTTTATCGGAATCACCAGCGAGCCACTGACCAAAATTGTGCACACGTTCGTCATTCTCCTTGTCCATCCAGAAAAGGATCTTCTCTGCTAGTTGGTATGGACCAAAATATGAAGGATGTTTACCAATATAAACTTTCATTCGCACTCAACCCATTCAGTTGTTACTACCATTTTCTCTACCAGTTTAACTTTAGCCAAGTCAATCATTTGCGGATTCAACATATTCCAAGAATTATACTTATCGGTATACATCCGGAACCGATAATCATCACCGAGGTACTTAACTATCCAAGTATCGAAGTATCCACAAAGCAGTACCTCGGTGTCAATACACTCAGCGCCCTCTGCTTTAGTTAATGCAACTGCTTCTTCAAGTTTGATTTTCTTGATCATTTTCAATCCATTCTAATACGTCGAAATATTCGCGGAACCTAACCCTGGCATCATAAAGATCTAGACCAAGAATATTAGCAGAAAGAGTGTTACCTTCTTGCTCAACATCGAATGGGCAAATCTTCGTCGATGACAGTATGGCAGTAAAATCAACTACTGCCTTTACTTTATATATCTTGCCATTCGTAAGCCTGTTTATAAAATCATATGACTCATTGTGCGCTTCTGCAAGATTATTAAACCATTCATCAGCAGCTGCCTGAATATCAAATCTCGGAGAGATACAAGAACCTGTAATTGGGTTAATCCAGAACCACTGGTCCTGACCATTGACTCTCTGCCTCATCAAATGAGCAAGAACTTCTTTACCTTTGAATTTCATAAATGTATTATACCTTGATCAAGGCAAAAAGTAAAGTATTAAACTCTTTACTCCGCTAATAAACATATTTATCGGAACTAACATAACTATTGCTATCAAGGATAAGGAACAAATAGAAAATAATATAACAAAGATTCTCAGTATAAAACTAAACATATAGATTTCCCGTTCGGGAATTATTGGATGATATTATTTCCATTTGGGGTATTATTTACCGAACGGGAAATATCAAGAATTTCGCGAATATGTTCGATCTCATTCGCTGCTTCTTCTAGGAGATCAGCGATTCGATCTGGTTCACCTTCCTGCACACTCTTGCGAGTAAGTATCTTTCGCCGAATCTCAGCACGTTTCCTAAGACGGTAGACTAGATCTTCACTCATTCGGCATTATCCAGAATCTTAGTGTAATAAACTTGTAGAGAGTGCTCCGCACGATCATATACTTCTTCTGGCTTGATTAGTTCAGGTTCCAAGCCAGCGCAAGCACAGGCATAATCACCTAGAGTATCCAGAGTGTCCTGAGCCATTTCTCTAGCACCAGCGATATATGCGGCTTCTAGTTCATGATAGATTCCTGTGGGACGATTCGCAAAGGATTCCAAATAATACTCTCTGAATTCTGCCTTGAGATTAAGATTAGTTCTACGTGCCATCATTCTACTCCGAAGTATCTCTTGATAAGTTGCCCATCATACACTGGTTCATAGTGTTTCTCAATAACAAGACAGCATTCCCGTAGGATCAACTCGGCGAACTTTTCTGCTACATGCAGATGAGTTGTTTCGAATTGGTTTTCCTTGCCAGCTGCGACCATTGCAGTGTCATAAAGTTGTCGTATTTTTTCGTTCATTATTCAAATCCGAAATGCTGCATCATGTACCACCAAACTGATATGTCAGGATCATAATCTTCATGGTCCTGTTCTTTTAAATCGCCAATCCTGGCACATTCCCTCACAATCAACTCAGCAAACTGTCGCCAATCAAAATCACCGATATACTCACGATCAGAACCATGGTCTTTCTTGAGACCTGCTTGCAGGGCTAATTCTAGCATACGTTCGTTCATACTGTGTCCTTCCATTCCCAACCAAGACAATATTGCATCATCTTACGGTGAAACCATTTTGGTTTTCGTTCGAACGAAAAACATAAACCTTGGTCTCCGCCAATCTTATACATACCAACAAACTTTGGAATTGGTGCTTTACAAGTGTAAATATCAGTTTGTTCACTCATTGTTCTTTCCTCAGCAACTTAATAAGTTCTTCCTGCTCTTTGACTCTTGTTTCCAATGCTTTAACTCGTTCACGTTCTTTGATTCTAGCATTATATTCTTTATATTCTCGCTCACGGAAAGGATGATGGTCAAGTACCTCACGATAATGAACCAGTTCATTCTTATACCCATCCCTCTGGTCCATCAAATTAACAATCTTCTTTCGAAGTCTGCCGATAATTACTTCAGATTCTGTTGGTTTTAGTTCATTCTGATTCATAAGAACTCATATGCTTCCATGGCAGAGAATAAGATTTCCGGAATACTTCAACTGTCTCCAAAAGAGATTCGGCACGTTCAATTGCACTTTCTCTTGCGGTCTTAGGAGACATATATTTGCTAACAAAATATCCGCGATCATAGTGCCAACGAAACCAATTACGAT